ATTTGTTGCCGATGATAAAGTTCAAAATTTTTCAGAAAAGTTCTGGCATGCAGTTAACTTTTTGGTCATGGCTATTCTTGTCCTTTCGATCCTTGGCGCGCTAACCGTGCTCATCATGTTTATCATCGTTGAGCCTGTTGTTGCGTGCGCAATCAATGTGATCATGTGGGCTGCCTTTTCACTCTATTGTTGGAAGTACCGACGACCAAAGTCGGACTACACACGCTACACACTTGTTGGGTCAGCTTATCCATCGCGTGATTTAGCTGGAGATCGACGTCATATCACGTTTAAGACGTGTCCAATTGACTCTCCCAGTTTCATTGCCGATGCTAAGTATATGACTTACAGACTTGTTGAGCGTCGCAGTGGACGTGTGACCGAGAAGCTGGTGACGATTTCGCACGAATTGCTCGTTGAGGCGTCAGCGCCCAAGAACGAGGGTCGTTACATCAGTGCCAAAGCCATGGAGAGTGCGTATTCGGATACACTCTCGTTTCTGAAGACCCATGGCCATGTGAACCTCGATCGTGATTTACAAGCAGATGAACATATCCTTCATAACACAGCCAAGTTCTATGTGTTTAAGTTGAAGGTTGATCTGTTTAACGACGAGGTGTCGACAAACTTGGTCTGCCCGTGAAGAAGGTCGTGGCCTATGGCTACCGGTTTTCTGAGTTCAATTCCCCCATCTACCAGAAAGATGTCAAACTTGACGTTACTTTCCGTGTCGATAGATGGAGTGATCAGGACCGGCGGCCACCTATGTGTATAACACTAGGGTGCCACTTAACCAACTTCAAGATGCCTTTCGGTGACCTCTCCGATACTGCATCGAGTATAGCGGGCGTACTCAAAAGAACCTGTTTCAAGCATCCGGTGCCAGATTCAGGCCTTAGGTCCGAGTTAGCTGCGTTCACGGCAAGCTGGCTTAAGAAGAATCTTTCCCCACTAAATGTGGTTGACGATGTGTCATTTAACACCTGGTTGGAGGGCACCAGGTACAATCGTCGGCGGAAAGATGAGTTAAAGCGTACTTGGGACGCGTATACTGGAGTGTTAACCGCTCGAGATAAGAAATGC